ATATTATAGAGCTCGAAGAGAATATGTAGACGATGATACCGATATTTGGTTCTCTCACAAGATTAAACCACGAATGGATATATACAAAAAACGTGCCGAGAAGAAAGGAGTTTTGTTCGGACTGGAAAACGATGACTGGAAACAACTGATAAAGGGGAAGTGTGCATATTGCCACCGTATTCCTAATACTTGGTTCGGCGTCGACCGAGTGATACCAGAGGACGGATATACACTCGAAAACGCCGTATCGTGCTGTTTCGATTGTAATCTTGATAAGCACGAAGGCGATATTGAGGTGACGACGAAGAGGAATGAACGAATTGCCAGTCGCGTCAATGCCGGCGAGATCGTAATTGGAGAATACGAAAAAGTAAATCTTCATATAGGCATCAACAAAAAATCTAAAAAGGTATGTGCGTATGGCAATGTGTATGATAGCAAGGCAGAGGCGTCGAGAGCACTTGGGAAGCGCGAAGATTATGTTGCCAGATGTATTCGTCTTGGCAGACATTCAAATGACATCTTTGAGATCACAGAAGAATGTAAAAACTAATAACAACTTATTAAATATTGTGTAAAAATATTAATGAAGACAATTGGAATCGACCCCGGCACCCGCAACCTTGCACTCTGTATGGTAGACGGTCAGAAGATCGTGAAATGGGATGTTATCAATATTTTTCCAGATCCAAAGGGTATAGCAGACGGGTTGACCAAAATAAATTTTGCAGATTGGGTCAAAGAATCTACCGATGTTGTGATCGAGCGCCAGCCGACCAAGAACCCTCGCGCTGTCCGCATCCAACATTATATAGAAATGTTCGGCGCTATGAACGGGGGGCGCCTGTATTGCATAGACCCGAAGCATAAGCTGTCGTATGCATCTTCCACCAGTTATTGGCCAGAACGCGACATACTCAACTGGTCTTATAACGAACGTAAAAAGCTTTCCGTAGAGACCGTTGCGAACTTCATGAAGAATACCGAGCAAGACGAGCAGTTTGTGACTATGTTTGAGAAGTCCAAGAAGAAAGACGATCTTGCAGACGCGCTGTTACATTGCCTTGCGTTTGACAACAATATAAAACACACCCTCGCCGACGTCAGGAAAAGCGCAATCAGGAACATAAAACCTGTGAAGCCCTCCGCCGCCAACACAAAGAGCAAAAAGTATACGCAAGGGAACCTCAAGTTCCTTGCGAAGGGATGGCTGGCGTCTTTTGATGCTTTCCAACTGAATGGTGAGAAGACTGATGGTTTTACAGAGTCGTGTTGCAGACATTTTAACGATTTGAACAACGCATATTGCCAATTGGGTGGTAAACAATCATGATTGGGTCCAAAAATAACCCGACGAGTCGCATTCTCCCGTCAGGATGTTGTATATTTCGTCAGATTCGATTTTGTTATACGTTTTCTTGATCTCGTCGAAATTCGCATACTTTGTGATTTCGAACGAAGACTTGCAGATCCGCACGATCTTCTTTGTATTGTCCAACTGAATCCGGTCGAAGGAAACATCCCTATTCGAGCGAACCGGCACCTTGTTTATTGGGGTCTTGGCGGTGGCGTTTTCTTTCTTTCTCTGCTTTGCCTGCTTTGCCAGTGCACTCTTGAAGATCAGCCACGCTTCGTCGTCGAACACTACTTGAGGGGTCGCATCCATGAAATATTCGCATGGGTGCGCTTTAATTGTAGATTGTATTTGCCTCACTACATTCTCGTCGTGGACGGACCTCACGGAAGAGAGCATTTCGAACATTACGGACATGTTTGCGTTTGTTTGTATAGGTAACCCCATACTAAGTTGTACACATATTTATACGATGTGATGTACCGGGGTCAAACGACTACTTTCTTTCTTGGATACGTTTTTTCAACATGTCCAGTTTCTTTTGTTTGTTCTCCGTCACCGCTTTTGGTACATTCTTCTTGGGCTCCGGTATCTTGGGTGCATTCTTTTTAATTTCAGGGACATTCTTTTGGGAATCGTCGCGCACGTACACAACTGACGATCTTTTGAATGCGTCGAAGCAGAATTCATTTTTCTTCACCTTGGTGATTGAACACGAGTTAGTGTCCACGCAAAATGCCTTGTCGGCAGCCCAGTCGCTCTTCATCAGCGCGCACGGCATCTCCCTGGTAATGGCAGCTCCTCCCATTGCGGGGTCTCCGCTTCTGGCCGCCCAACCGTTATACACGTACTTGTCGCCATTGCACGTGACTCCGGCTATGGCATGGCCTAGTGAGCAAGCATTGCTTATATAGGACGGAAGAATACACGAGTCTAGGACATACACGCGTTTGTTGTATACTATTTTTTCGGGGTGTCTGGTGAGGTTGATTCCCTTTACCTCGTACATTTTAGGTCTGTATGTTATCCACGCCTTCTGTAGATACGACTCTCCCGCCTCTCTGTGAACGACGATGACTTCTGGATTGTCCGTATCGACAAACGCCCCCTTCGGGTCTAGTGTTTTTACGGCTTGTTTCCATTTTTTTTCGTCAACGGGGAGATCAAAGTTGTATGCAGAGTACACAGCCTCTGTGCTACCCCGTGGCACCGTCACCGACAAGTGTGGGATTTCCATGAATGCGAATAACTTGTGTTGATACGGACCATATGGCGCCCCTTCGTCAACTTCTCCTGACTTCGAATCAAAATATACAGGGTCGTAACGCCTGAGAGCTCTCAGAAAAGCCCTTGGTTCCAGTTTACCAATGATGTCCTTGTTTAGAGAATTGATTTCGTAGTTCATCATTATCTTCATCATGGCCTCTGCGATCGGGGTTTTCCAGTCGTTCTTCTTCATAAGCATCTTAGCATGCGAAGCTGATACTCCGCGCATCCTTTGGCTGAAAAATATTGTCATGACCAATGCAGCGAACCAGCAAACTCCCCCCCGCTGGGTTGGCGTATACACCCTGGAACAGTCCTTGGCGACGAGCTTGACGTTATTCATTATTATAAATAATATTTGTTTTTAATAAATATGGACGAAAGCGTAATAAATGTCGTGAGCAACGGAAAGGTAAACGTTATCAAAATTCTCACATCCCCAGGACCCAAGTTATCAAGGCCTTCTGAGACTTTCAAGAAGCAAAATACGTTCACCCCGCGGTTCGTTCAAAATGGAAACTTGATATACACGTGCAACTTGTTCACGATGAATATCCCGTGCGAAGACGGATTCGCTGCGATAGACATGGCGGAGCACCTTAACGGAGGTATTATGAAAATCGCATACAAGGGGGCTGATTTCGCGGTTCCGTCGTTGTCGGCACTAGGTGGCATGAGTACGTCGGCGGTATTCGATGTCCAGAAAAACGAGAGCGCGTGCCAGAGGAAAATATGCGAATCTGGGTGCAGAGACGTTATGTTACCCGATGAGATATCTGATATAGCGGCCGACCCCAAGACAATTCTGATCACCACTAAAATGATGTCAGAATCCGCCCCAGGAGAGCCTATGTACGGTCACCCGTTGAGACTGATGAATATGAATTCGGAGTTTGTTTCGGACATCCCTCATACGAAAAAGATAAAAATCGTAGATCAAGGGATCTTTGATTATTACGTCCGCGTGAACATCCCCGCGATTTATCTGTGTGGAACAATCGAAGTATTGTCTTCTACTTTTTGGAATGACATTTTGATTCAATTGATAAAGTCAAAGGGGGCTTGGGAGGTGATGAAAGATAGATATGACGCGGCGTCTTCTCCAGGGTTTGTGATCGCTAAAACCCCAGATGTTGCGATGGGCATTTCTTTGATGGAGTGGCCTCGGGGGGCGATCGCGTTTCCTCCGGAGGTTCGATACAAAGAATTCGAAAACGTGAACCGATGGGGGATCTATCAGCAACTAGGGAGTTCTAAAAATGCTACTATCAAGGTCCCTGGTGGAGAATACAGCTGGAGAATAAGGTTTTTCTTTGGCCCCATATGGCAAGTGCAAGAACATATTAACAAGATAAAGAAACAAGCACATGGGAATGAGCACCAGAAATTATTTGTTGACCAGCATCCAATCAACAAAAAATACCATGAATACGCGTATCCGATGTAAGATTACTTGATAGTCCTGTTGCCCCAATAGCCCCTGTGGCACATGATTGGCCTCTTCAGCTGGACATTTCCAGACTTGATGATATCTGACCATAGTATACAACGATCGCCAGTGCCAGAAGTATCCAGACTCTGGTACCCGGCCTTCAACAACTGACGACGAGCCTCGCAGAAGTCCAGACACCACTTGAGTTCGTCCGGTTCGCTCTTGTTTCGCATCTTCCGGAGGATAGGCGTAAAAGACGACAGACCAGGGCCGTGGTTTATAGCAACGTCTACCATAAAGCCTCTTGTAGCGGGTAGTGTCATTTTGGGGCCTGGGCGAGTGGCTGCCGAACCGGTCTTGTTTGCAAAATCGTTAGCAAAATTCCAGTATAGTTGTATGTAAATCTTCCACACCGCGCGTTGCCATTCTTTATCGTCCCCCATGTACACAATGTCTTTCCCGAGATTTTCGAGCCCGGTTATGTCGTCCCCGAATGTCTTTTTCATTGGTTTAATGTATTTGCAAAGTTTGTGGTTCGGGTTTATTTTTTGGAGCTCCTCGAGTATTAATACGAGGTCTCCTGTCCCAGAGCACGCGCCAAACAAAGACACGGTCCACCCCCTTCCATCGCCTAGGCATTTCGCAAAATTGTAATTGGTCCACCACGACGTCGTGGAATTCTCTGGCAAGGATATCAGCGACAGTATGGTGTCCGCAGTGAGCTCGTCGTAACCAATAGATTCAAGCTGCGCGGCAACCTCATCGGGGATGTGCGTGTCGTTTGGCGACGTTGGCGGTGTTACAACCACGGGCGGTTCGGGCTTGGGTGGGGTAGGTTCGGTTGGGGTGGGTGTAACAGGCTTGGCAAGTTCTTTGGAAAGGGCTTTCTTGAAGTTTTCTCTTCTTCCAGGACCCAGATTAACGATGGAATTTAGGTGTGTTTCGGCATGTGTCATCATCTTGGCAACAAAGTCTTGCATGAGCTCAACCTTATTTTCGTCTGTTATCCTCATAATAACCAATTGAAATAATATTTATAAATGATTTTTACAAATATAATATTGTTTTATACTATAAATGAGTTCTAGTAGAAAGACTATGGTAAAATGGGGGTCGGCAAGGTCAGGAGCCAGAAGTCCGTCTCCATCGCCGAGAAGAAGTCC